ACTGGTAAAGGTGCTAAAAGTGCAGGTGGTGTATTAAAAACATTAGGTAGTTTTTTAAAGAGTACCTTCACTGTGTTCCAAGGAATTGGTCGTACACTAGGACGATTATTCTTACCTCTTACCATTTTAATGACCGCAGTGGATGTGATTAAAGGATCCATTGATGGATTCACAAAACAAGAGGGTGGTATTGTAAACAAGGTATTTGCCGGCGTAATTGGTGGTATTAAAGGTGCCGTTGTAGGACTTGTTGGTATACCACTTGATCTGCTAAAATCTGGTATTGCATGGATTGCAGGTAAACTTGGTTTTGAAAACTTCGCTGAAAAATTAGAAGGTTTTAGTTTTGCCGCTTTGTTTGGTAAAATATTCGATGGTATTAATAATATCTGGCAGGGCATTATTAACTTCTTTGGTGATCTTTTCTCTGATCCTGTGGGAACAATAAAAGGAGCATTCAGTAGTCTTGGAAATATTATGGGCAATTTGATTAAAGCAATATTAAGAGCTGTCCTTCCAGACCCAGATGGTGATTATGGCTTATTTGATCCAAGAGGATTAGCTGTCAAAGCAATCCCTGATTCTGTATATGAATATGCTGGATTAAATCCTGAAACAGGAGATAGGATTGAAGTTGCTAAGTTGAATACTGGTGAAAATCTAGATCAAGCTTCAACTGAATTAAAATCAGAAGAAAGAGCTGCATCAACAACCACAGCAGACATTGTAAATGCTGTAACATCAAGTAATACCTCTAATAGAGCAGGTGATACAATTATAGTGGGTAATATGAATGCCCCAGATGCTATAGCTGAAGGACTTTCTAACAGATAAAAAAAGGGACCCTTTCGAGTCCCTTTCCAAATTAATTAAAATTAACTTTCTTTTGCTAATTTAGCAAAATAACTAAGAGTATCATCTTCTGATGAAGACTCTTCAGCTGGTGGGAAAGAAGTATCAGCTTCTGTCATAGTTGGAGCCTCTGCCACTGGTGCAGTAGCCTCAAATGGGTCTGCCTCTGCAATTCCTGCATCGACACCCAATACTCTATTGAGTTTGGCTTTTAGCTCATCGTATGTTTTATAATTTTTAGGATCTAAGAAGTCCTGCAAATTATGAAGTTGGTTATACACTTCCTCTAGTCTTTGCTCATCGCCATCATGTAAAGCACTTGGTGAAGCGAACTCTGATTTATCATAGTTCACCCAGCCTTCTACTTTTCTGATTTTGATTTTAAAGTCAGCACCTTCCCAGAAGTCATAAGGATTGATAGGTGTTTCATCGTCAAAAGCAGGTTGCATAGCTTCCATGATTTTGTCAAAGATTTTCTTACCAAACTTATACAGTTTGACCTTTCCTTCGTTCTCTGGATTAGAAGGATCAGAAACGATTAGAACATTAGACACATAGTGTAATCTTCTTTTGCGTTCCCTTGCAATAGCTTTATCTTCGTCTCTACCTGAGTTCCAAAGTACAGAGTTATGCTCCGATACTGGATCCTGCTGTCCAATAGATGTTAAAGAGTTTTCGATATACCATAATCCATTAGGTCCTTTGAACCCATGATCCCAATACCTAACCCAAGGAAGATCTTCACCCTCGTTGGCTGGTAGGAACCTAATTACGGCATAACCATTTCCTGCTTTATCTCTGGTAGGTTTCCAAAGTCGCTCATCTTCATAAGATGATGCGGATGGTTTCGTTGATACTGCTTCTGCAGCTTGTACGAGTTTGTCGATAGACGAGCCTCGTTTGCTCTTTAGATTTGCAAATGACATTGTATTTCTCCTGTATTGCGTTGTATTAAGCCTTGCGACTTTTCTGTATTATCCACTTTATACATTATATTATAACATATTTTCATATGTTTGTAAACCCATTTAGTATAATAAGTTTGCACTTAGTACTATCAAAGTTTACGAAGGGTGTATACTTTTCGATCTTTCTTTTAATATCAGGCCAAATTAATGTATCCGATATCTTCTTTGATTCACGAGGTATAAACCCAATTAAGGAATTAAGAATGACCACAGTTTCAAGTGTGATTTCCTCTTGCATCCATAACTGAATAATCAATGGGTGTTGACCATCTTCTGATTTGAATAGGTCATCAAATTCCATCTTTTGTTCAGATAGTTTATTTATATCATTTTGAAACACACGCGTGAGCGATTCAAGTGTTTTTTTATGTTCGATATAATTCTTTTCGCCTACTTCGTTTACCATTTCCCCTACATAGGAGACACCGTGTTTGAAGTTGGCAATATAGTATCCCTTTAAATCCTTTTCATAATGTTTTGCAATCTTTGCAAAGAAGTATTTGTCTCTGCGTTTAAAAAATGATTGCGATGAAACATTTGATTTAAAATTATATTTGACTGCATCGTAATCAGTTTCAAAATGTAACTTTAATGCATTATATAGTTTATAGGATTCAAATGGATCAATCATAGAGGCAGTTTATTCTTTTTATCGCCTCTGATTAGATTCAAACTAGAAGCTTCTTCCTCTATTTTGGCCTTCAGCGATGGTGTTAATAACCTTTTTAGATTAGAATAATCCATACCTCTTTCCTCTATGATAACTACTGCTGCATCTATATATGATACACCAGGTCGTGATGCTACTAGCTTCTCGACCGCAAGAGAGAATCTCTTTTTGGTCATAATTTTACCTTCTATTTCAACCGACAAAGTCATCGCCTTCGTCCCATGCACAGCCAGTTAAACCACCTGCTTGTAATGCTTGTAATGTTCTTAAAACTTCTTTTGCATTTCTACCTGTATCAAGTGCATTAACTGATACGTGTTGAATTGTTCTATTGCGATCAAAGATAAATGTTGCTCTATAGCATACACCATTCTCATTATCAACAATACCTAATTCATCAGCAAGTTGTAGTCCACAATCGGCTGCAAGAGTATGATTAATATTACCTATTAACTTATTACTCTCTTTCCAAGCCAGTTTACAGAACTCATTGTCTCCTGATATACCAACAACATTTGCATGTTCTGTTAGTATATCCATACCCGCAATTTCTGTTGGGCAGATAAAGGTAAAGTCCTTCGGATAAAAATAAACTACTGACCAATCTTTTTTGAGTGGTGTGTAGCTTTCGTGTATATCCACTTTCACAAATTCATTTTTTTCATTAATTCCCTGTAGTGAAAAGGCAGGGAACATATCTCCTACTGTTAACATTAAAATGTCCTCATTAATATACATTCAGCGTTAATGCGTCCTGTTGGTTTTGTTATTTTAGTTGTAAGTGTATCCCAAACTTTCTCAATTTGTTTTTCAGTTTTATTGAGTATCATTGGTAATACATCATCAGGTTTTCTAAGTGTTGCACATTTACTTGTTTCATCAAAGTTTTTAATTGATGTACCAGAAACTTCAAAGCCTGTTGCAGATGATGTTTCATACTGTATCAGTTTCTTTGTTTTCTTATTATAAACAAATAACTTATGCTTACCTGGTATCATAATTGGATTGATTGAAGTTAGCTTAGAGTCAAGGTCCTCAGTACAATACTGTAACCTTGCCACTTGGGCATCCGATGATTTGGGCTTTCTTGCTTTTGGCGTGCGTGCTGCTTTAAATGATAGGCGAAGTTTTTCTAAATCTTCAAATATATCATCAAACTGTTTTATTATCATACGCTTCTCTGGTTTAGAGTAGTGTGAATAAGCCTCTACACACTGATCGCAGGTGCGTTCATAGGCTTCTTTGATGTTATTATATTCATCTTCTAATAAAGCTTTAAACATATTGATTGCATTACCTTTCAGTCCATGCATTTTAAATCTGTTATAGGCAGAGAACTTTTGTTTAAAGTCTCCATTTAACCAACCTTCTTGTATAATAGAATCAAAGTCATGGTATATAGTATCCATTACTTTTCTACGAGTGCGTTCAGCTGGTGTTATAACAACTGTATTTGCTTTCTTTTTCTGCTCAATAGCCTTAAGAGTTAACCCTTCGGCATATCGTTCTGCCATAAAGTCTTTTATATAATCCATATCAGCATCACTATATTGAAAGCCTCTATGGAAGAGTTTGATTCTTTTGTTTACTTTCATAAACCTAAAATCCTTAACTCTTTTTAGGACTGCCAATTTTTTATTGTCATATCCCATTTGCTCTTTGGCAAATCTTAGAATATCAGGCTGATAGTCTTTTGTTTTATAAAAGTAATTATACCAATGTGCTGCCTTAATCCAAGTAGTATCATTAAACTCAGAATCCTCAGTAAACAATGGTTCTGGGCCAAGATATTTTTGATCAAGACTTGGTCCTCTTTTCCTTTTTTTAACTGCCATATTTCTCCTTATATATGTTTAGATATATTATACCATATTTCCTTATCATTGTAAAGTGTTAAGATGGCCAGGACTCCGCGGGTGATAAGGAGTTGCGTTAATGAGCCCTGACCTTTGATTTATTTGACTCCTAGTTGGAATACAAAATTCTCTGCTGCATCTTCAGCATATGATTCATTATGTATACCCATAGGTGCCATTTCTTTTAACTTATCATTAATAAATTTTTCTACACACCAAACGCCGTCGTTTCTTTGACAGACCTCAGCTCTGTATTCAGCACCATTAATTGTATTCATATACGATGAATAATAATCATATGTATATCCACGTTCGATTAATATATCAATCTTAGATTCCATATCATCAAGTTTATTCATTACATCTTCAAAATTATATGTCATTATCTTCCTCAAAAAACATGTAATAAGCTGCACTGCAACCTAGTACAAAAATTATAAAATAAATAAAGTAGTCCATTAGTTTCTCCTCATCTTTGAAATATCCTCAGCCTCTTGTTGACTGATAACTGGTACTGCATTTGACTTATGCATTGTTGCAATACCTTTGACAAGAGTACCTGTGTACTTTATTGCCTCTTTTTTAGTACAATCACTTGCGAAATCATGATAACTACCATTCTGCATATATTCTTCCATAATAGAGTTATATTGTTTTTGCTGTTGTTCTCTCATAGTATCCAACTGTGATTGACTTGGCTTGTATGCCTTAAACTCCGGCCTTTTTTTCTTGGTCGGATTTAAAGCATGGTTTTTTCTCCTTCGACCACAAGGTGAAAACCTTAGTGATCCCATGTATATATTTGTCATTCCCATAATGTATATTATAACATAATCCTAGTTGATTGTAAACACGCTTGCATTAATTATTGCGAATATATTCATTCACAAGTTCTGCACCTGTAAGCTCTGAGCCCAAGTAAACATAATCGCCATCTGGAAATTCTCTTTTCACCAGGCCTGAGTTATATTGGATATCCAATACTGATTTCCCATCTTCGGTATCCTGTGGTCTGGTATCATACCATAAAGAATCCATGGAATGACCATGAATTGATTTCACACCATTTGCCCACTCTTCAGCTTTTAATTTTAATCTTTGCTTTTCTACTCTATCATTGTACTGACTCACTTGTAACTCCTCCGCTTTCTGCAAGTTTAATTAATTGTAATCTTTTTTGTTCCCATAATAATTTAAAGTCTGGGTCCTGTGCTCTATCTCTTGCACTTTGTAGAGCAATAACTTTTCTTCTAACATTATTCATAGTTATCT